CACCAGTACTGGACTCAGACTCTTCTGCTTTAACCTTAAACGACTTAGTCTTTATGGTTAACTCCAATCTATGCTAGTCGTGCAATTACAGTGAGCTACCTCAGCAGGATCATCGTCATCGCCAGGGTATTTCATGCCGTTAGAGAACTCTTCGTCCAGGCCCACACGCTCACCATCCATAGCAGCGTGTGAGTCCCTAGCATTAGGCCCCGTGTGCCATGTCTTGGTAGCAGCACCAGACTGCCTGCCAGCCTCCTGTGTGGCCCAGCCCATAGCCCACGTAACCATTGACCCAGCCATACCCAGCGCTGCTTCCTTCAGCCAGTGTTCTACAGGCTCCACAGTGTCAGGAGGATCATCCCCCTCCATAGCCTCTTCCCACTCAGCCTGCTCGTCCTCGAGGTCCTCCAAGCTATCCACTATACCCTGAGAGATTCGCTTAGCTCGCTTCTTCAGGTATGACCGAGTAGACCCTTTGTCGTAGTCTTCGTCACGCCCCTCGAGCAGTTTGCTACCGACCTCACCGGTCAGCCCCAGATCAAGATCAAGCAGGTCCTCAGCTAACGACTCATCAGCTGAAGCTTTAACCTTCAACCGACCTGACTTATACAAGGTTTTCCTTGCATGGGCTTCGAGCACCGTCGTGTACCTCTTGACCCACGACCGACGGTCCACACGCACACCTCGAGACTTAGCCCTAACCTCGCCTGAGTTCTGGCTATAGCCTCCAGGGTCCACACTCACGTTCAGTGGGGTGATCAAGTCGTCACCACCATCGATAGCAGGAAGGTTCAACCTGGCCCGAGCTTCATTACGAGTCATGTACGCCGAGCCCACAGCTGACTGGAACCACTGGGCCTGCTGCTCGAAATCAGCCTGAAGTTTTTCAGCTACATTGAATTCAATATAGCTACCTTTAGCCCCACCCATAATAGGGATAAGGAATGCATTAAGAGTAGACTCTATTTCCGCAATAAGCGGACCTAGCGTATCCCCATAAAGCATTTTACGGAATTCACGAACATTGCTGTAGTTAGCGTTATCGAGAATACCGACCATTGTGGGGTTAACGTGGAACGCATTAGCTACTGTCGAATAAGCTAGCTTTACACCCTCAATGTACTGCTGATCAGTAGCGCTGAAGTCGACACGGTTAAGAGTCATCCCATCTTCAAGGATAGGTGTGCCCCCAGCACGCTTACCACTACCTGTGTACTTCTCGTACCAGTCTTCCCTAAACGCTTCCCTCTGACCATCAGTCCACCGAGGCGCGTCCACAGGACGCTGAAGCACCGCAGAGACCTTACCTCCGCGAGTCCACAGCTGCTGGCGATACTTGCTAGCCTGTATCTGCTCAGCCAGAACCTCTTTCAGGCTGACAATAGTAGGTGAACAACCCCCAGCATCCGTGGGGTGATACCCTCCAAAGTAGACCACGCGACTAGCATCGAGAGTCAGCTTCTTGTCGTTATCAAAGCTGACTTCATGAGTGACCTTACCGAAGTTATCAGACTTGGTCTGAACCCAGCTAGGGGGCAGGCGGTAGACTTCCCAGTTACCGTCCTGGTTCACTACTGGCCACCAATAAGCTCGGTCGTACAACGCCTTGTCCACAACCAGAGCATAGACTAGCTGATACAGCGTCATACTCTCATTAGCCTTGGCGCCAGAGAGAAACCCGCCAACAGGGGACGAGGTATCCCTCAGCCTGCCCCCATCGCCTTGTTTAACATAGGAATGTACACCCAGATGGGCGATATTCCTGGCAAGAAAGGTAACCACAGTGCGCAGGTGTGGTTGGGTCTTGAATAGCTTAGCGGCTGAAACACCGGAAAGATCAACCAACTCAGTTGGGCCGATCTTATACTGCCGAGGCTCATATGTGGTAATGCCCTGAAGTCGGTTAAAGATACCAGACCAGAAACCCACTATTACACCTCCAATTCAATCCTGTAAACAGTATAACACATTTCAAATAGATTCTAGCCCCGACACGCCGTAAGCCGAGACTTTTGTTTTGTGGAATTGCCACACATTCATAGCTGTGACTAGAGCAGCAACGCCATCGATCTTATCCCTCTTCTTCTGCTTAGCGGGTTTAATGTTACCAGCAGGATCCATAGCAGGTCGGATATTGTCTATCTGCCATGCCATAAGGGGGTTACCGTCATGTTTAATAGCACCACCCTGCATAACGAGTCTCTGAATCTCTTTCATAGGACCAGACATAGACACGAATCCCTGACGGACTTTCTCTAGCCTATACCCATCAGCCTGAAGGTCATTTGATACCTGCGTGGCATTCCACGGGTCGAACCCTATGCATTGAACATTGTAATGCTTAGCGTCCTCATCGATTTGAGCTTTAACAAAATCGTAATCAGTGACATTACCCGGAGTCAGCTTAATTAGCCCTCTGTTAGCCCACACACTCGCATTACGGTATGTGGCCCTGTCCAGTTCAGCTAGTGCAGCCTCAGGCAGGAAGAAGCGGGGCAGTATCTGGTACGTACCGTCCTCTGCTGGGAACAACCACACCAGCGCTGTGAGATCAGACACAGCTGCAAGATCAAGACCGCCGTAGCACTGCCTACCCTCAATATCCAGCTTGTCCACAGCCCCCTTCATCCAGTCATCCCTGCTGATCCACGACTCGTCAAGTCTGCCACGGATGCCTAGATGCAGCCTCAAGAATGAGGCCTTAGCCACAGGATCTGTCCGCGCCTTGTCAGCAGCTGACTGCATGAATGCTCTTGAAGGTGTCACGGGGTACAGGGGGTTAGCCTTAGCCCAAGTCTCCTCAGACCAGGGGTCATCCTCAGGTGAAGCAGACCACACCACACAGAATGACCTAGGGGCTTCTACAACCCCCTTACATATGTTGTCTACTAGCTCTCTGCGCTGGTCGTACGGCGTGCCCACGCTGCCGTCATCAGCTGTGGTGATCACCATCGTCAGAGGCTGCTCACGAGCGCCGGTACCTGTCTCCATAGCCTCTAGCAGGGACAGAGACTTATGCACGTGCAGCTCATCACAGATAGCCCCGTGCAGGTTAGCGCCATGGGCTAGGTCACCTTTAGAAGACACTACCTTGATGACGGAGCTTGTCCTGTCCTGCTTGATCGAGTTATGCAGTGATCTGATGCCAGCTTGCTTAAGTAGAGGAGAGTTGTCGACAAGTTGCTTTAGCGGTGTGAAGCAAGCTCCGGCCTGGTCTCTGGACGCTGCACCGATAATAACCTCAGCACCACCTTCATGGTCACCAAAAGCTAGGACCATAGCTAGTGCTGATGCCAGCGTTGACTTAGCTCCTTTACGGGGCATCTCAATATAGGCATCCCTATACAACCTCAGCCAACGGTCAAGCGAATCGTCATATACCTGCCAGCCAAACAATGGTGCAACAATGTAAGCTATCTGTACATTAGTCAGCTTAAGGGGCTTACCTGCCCAGCGACCCTTAGTGTGCCTTAATGCAGAAATAACCCGAAGAGCATGATCTACACTCTTCGGGTTAAATCGCACTTGCATACCGTGGACCACACCACCAGGATCAGGGCACTTGAGGTGTGGTCCCCTTTCAGGTACTTCTAGTTTCCTGCTAATTAAATACTTCTTAATTTCCTCAGGAATTACATTGTTCATTGTATTCTATTCACATAAGGAATGGGTTATCAGTCTCTTTATTCTTACCAGAACACCTTGCCTTAGGTGTCCATCCAGCCTCTTTCATATAAGCAAGAAATGCTTGAGATTGTGACCGGAAAATAACCTCAGCTGGGTGCTTCTGCATTCGGTGATTAGGGTTATCAGTAACCAACACAGAATCAGCTGAAATAACCTCATTTGACGCTTTTCGTGCAATAGCATAATGCCTACACATAGCCTCTATAAACAGGCCATCCATCTCATCGAGGTTATCCAGAACTTCCTTAGGCATCATACCCACAAGTTCAGACCACACACCTCGGAGAACCTCATTATTGGCGATTCCAGGAGGAATCTCACTAAAACGCTCTTCCTCAGTCAAAATAACACCTACTTTCCAAACCGTGAACACTGTTCACTATAACGTTCAACTAACCTGTATTTCAC